ACGTCCAGCAGAGCGCAATCTTCCCGGCCGAAGAGCGACCGCTCGTAGAAGTCGTTGCATGTCCGCTTGATGTGGTGCAGCGCGAGCGTTGTCGTGCAGCCTGGCATCTCAGGCAGGACGTCGTCGTAGAAGGCGGTGTAGGGCGTCACGAGACCAACTCGGCCGCGAACAGGTTCAGCAGCAGTTGCGCCCGGGCGAAGCTCGTGCCGTCGTCGTCCTTGAGCTCGGCCCGGCCGCCAGCATAGTCGGCCACGGTCTGGGCGAAGCGATCGGCCAGCGGGAACGTGGCGGTGATCGGCAGGGCGGTGTAGCCGGCGTAGCTTGTGCCGATCATCAGGTCCGGCCGGAGTTCGTAGGCCCGGTGGATGGCCGCGTTGACATAGCCCAGCAGCACCGCGTCGGTGTAGCGAGCCTTCTTGGCATCGTTCAGCGGGACGCGCGCGAGGTCAACGATGGTCTGCATGGTTTGCGCCATTGATTCATGCGGCCCGCTGGCGGGTCAGGGTACGGACGGATCCGATGACGTCGACCTTGGGGTCGCTCAGGTCGACCCGCACACCGAATGCGCGCATGGCGTGGGTGGCCAGTTGCGCCTTGGTCATCGTGTCCAGCCTCACCTGGGTCTCGATCTCCTGCAGCTCGCGCATCTCCTCCACCGGGTCCTTGGTGACAGGCCGCTCGGCAACGATGCGCAGGCTGCGCTGGCCGGCAGGGCGGCGGTCTTCGAACTCCGGGTGCTGCAGCAGGGACGCTGCCAGCCAGGCTGGGACCTGGGCCGTCTTGCCCTTGTGGAAGGTCTCGCCCGATCCGTACAGGTGGTCCTGCCAGGTGTCTTGCTGACCGACGTACTTGATGGGGATCAGGGTCATTTGCACCTCATGCGCTCAAGAGAAAGGCTGCACCGGGTGCAGCCCCTCGATCAACGCACGTCGATCACTTGCTGCCAGCGAACTCGCCGATCACCGAATAGTCGGCCACGCCGGCAGCGCCCGTGCCGATGGTGCCGAAGAGAACTTCGAGGTAGCTCTCCTTGCTCGTCGTCCAGGCGCCGATCTGCGGCATGACCAGCTTGTTGCCGGTCGATGCATGGATCGTATCGGTCGCAGCCGTGATGACGGTGGCGGCGGTGGCCGTGCCGTACACCAGGGCCGGCACCGTGCTGCCGTCGACATGGCTGATGCCGATCGAGGCCGGAGCAGTGGTGCCGAAGGCGGTGCGCACGTTGACGAACATCACCGACATGCGGAAGCCGGCGGGGAGCTTCAGCGGGCGCAGCAGGTCGCCCGTGGCGGTGGCCACAGAGTTGCTGATGGTGCCGAAGTAGTTGGAGGCCTGGTCGATGCCGGGCAGCGGCTTCGTCAGGAGGTCGGAAGCGGTATAGGTAGCCATGGTTCAATTCTCCGAATGAGGGGTTGTTGAGTGGGGCCCGGTTACCCAGGCCCCTGCTCATCAGGTCAGCGGCACCGCAGTGTCGAGGACGATGACGCCGTGGTCGGTCGGGACCTTCACGCCGCTCTCGTCATAGGCGAACCGCAGCTTGGCCTTGCCGCCCATGCAGTCACCGGCCACTTCCATGTTGCGCTCGAAGTTGTACTGGCGCTCCAGCCACGAGAAGAAGTAGTCCGAGGACTTGTTCTTGCCGTAGACGTTGCCCAGCGCCTGCGCGCCCAGCAGGATGGCCCGGTCGACCGCGAAGGTTGAGATGATCGCGCCAGCGATGGCCTGAGCGCTCTCGGTTGCCGTCGCGGCGTTGGCCTGGGTGATGATCTGCGCCGACGTACCGGTGGTGAACCGGATCGCGCGGTTGAGCTTCTTCACCAGGATGCCGTTCCACATGCCCACTTCACCCTTGAACAGCGGGTGCTTGGAGCCGTAGCTGGCACGGTTCCAGGCGTTCTGCTGGAAGGTGCGCAGCGCGGTCGTGCCAGAAGCCGACAGCAGCGAGCTGTACTGGCGCGGCGTGACGAACATCACCCACATCGGATCGTCGGCGGCGGCCGGGTCGTCCTGGATGCGGACGGGCTGCAGCGGGTACTCCAGCTCATCGATGTAGGTGCGCAGCGCGTCGATGTGCTCGAGCTTGAACACATCGGTCGTGGCGATCGAGCCGAGCTGCTGGCCACCCTTGATGATGGTCGTGCCGCTGGCCACGAAGTGGCGGTTGTACGTCGGAGCCTGGACCTTGTTGACCATCACGTCCGACAGCACAGGGTCGGCATTGGGGTCGGTCGAGGCAGAGACGGGAACCACCCAGTCGTTCTGCGACTGGTAGCCACGGGCGCCGGCCATGAACACCAGGCTCGTCTGGTCATCCAGGCGGGCGAAGTAGTTCGTGAGCTGGGCCATGGCGATGGTGCGCAGGTCCTGCAGCGTGCGCTGCTGGCTCATCTTGCCGCCGGCATCGACAGCCTTGGTCATCAGGTTGATGCTGATGTCCATGCTGGACGACGTCAGCTTCTCGCCGCGCCCTTCAGCGATCTGGTCGCCCGTGATGGGCGCGCCGCCGATGACACCGAACAGGTCCAGCGAGATCGTGTCGCCGGCCGTCTTGCTCAGGTCGGTGACGCGGACGATGGGCATGTCAGGGACAGACTGCCCCTTGATCTTGCTGATGGCTTGGCCGGCGTCAGCCGACGGGCCGGTGAGCATGCGGCCGAAACCGGGCATGCGTTGGGTCTGCGCGAACAGCGCGACCGAAAAGAGCTTCCGACTGAGGGCATCGCCCTTCAGGACTTGGGTCTGAGACATGGTGGTCTACTCCGAATTGGTGTGTGGCCGAATCAATCAGGCAGCACGCTGCAACAGAGCCGAGAGCTGGTTCATGTCCATCTTCATGAACTTGTTGCCCAGGTCCTGCGCCGACATCGTTCCCAGTTGCGTGATCTCGTCGGTCTCCGGGGGCACGCCGCCCGGGATCTCCGACAAGGTCTTCACACGCGAGCTGGTTTGCGCTTCGGCGATGGCCTTGTTTGCCGCTGCCGCGACATTTGTTGCTTGCTTGGTATTCGAAACCGCTGCTGGAGTTGCCTCCTTCGCGGCCTGCTGGCGGTATTCCTCGGGCAATTCGGTGGGGCCATAGATGGCCTCCATACCGGTGACGACCTTTTGGAACCGCTCATCGAACGACAAGGCTCGATTGCGCGGGTTGGCCTTCAGTTGGTTGTCGAGCTTGACGGCCTCGGCGAACATCTCCGGGTCCTGCGCCTGCCAGTAACTCAGCGTCGAGTTGTTGTCGATGGCTTCCTGCACCGTGTTCGAAGCGGTCTGCTTCTCAACCTGGCGCCGATTGCCTTCGGCCTGCTGAACGCTGAGCAATTGCTGGTTCAGGGTTTCCACACGAGCCATCAGGGCCTTGAGGGCCTTGCCGGTCGACGGGAAATCCTCGGAGATCTGCGTGATCTCGTCGTCGCTCAGGTCGGGTGCCTCGGTGGCTCCTTCGCTGGGCGTCGAGTTGCCGCTCCTGAGTTGCTGCTCGAGCGCCGTCAGGCGATCTTGCAACTGCTGCTGAGCGGCCTCCGCAGCCTGGCGCTGCGCACGCTCGGATTCCAGGACCGAGTACGGAATGCTGTGCTTCCCGTTCTTGGACTGGATGACCGGCTTGGCATCACCTTGCTGGGTTTCAGCCTGGGTCTTGCTCTCACCAACTTCTGCCGACTTCCCCTCACCGACTGCGCCGGACGATGCGCTGGATTCGCCTGTTTCATCGGTGACCTGTTCCACAGACTTGGCAACCGACCCGCCAGCCACGAGGGCTTCGATGTCGGTGCCTTCCGGAATATCTTCCGGGTGGTCCATGTAGTAGTCGAGGTCGCGCTTCTGGGTCATTTCTTCTTTCCTGTTTCGTAGGACAACGTGATCGGCCGCACCCACCTGATAACGCTCAGGCCGCTTGGTATGCGACTTGGAAGGGATGTTCCGTCAATCAAAAAAAGGGGGAGGTCTCATTTGAATTGGCTGTGTACAGACGAAAAAAAGCCCGCCGAAGCGGGCCAACCACGAGGAGCGGCGTGGATCAGTCCATCATCATTTCGAGCAGCAGTTCTTCGATCAAGGCTTCCTCTTCTTCTTGATCCTGAATTGGGTCGAATTGGATGTGAATTGGTTTGTCTGTGACAACTGACACCAGGCCCGATGCAGTTTGTGCATTAGGTTTCTTCGGCTTGGTGGGCTTGGGTGTTGCCGCAACTGCAGCGGGCGGCTCTGGCGGGAGATCCTTAGGGCCCGGCGCCTTCAGCTTGGCATACAGGCGCTTGGCTGCAGCATGCGAGGCGGCCAGGTGCTGCTCGTGCTCATCGGCTGCATCCGGACCGCCGCCGCCGGTCTGAACGTATGGCGTGATGGTGCCGTTCTGGCCGGCGCCGAAGACCGTCGATCCAGGCCCGGCCAGCAGGCCCGTGGTGTCGTGCGTGACGTTGTGGACTGAGGTGCCGGAGACCGATGCGCCAGGCCCTGCCAGGGATCCAGCCGTGCTGTGAGACGGTGCTGTAGATGACCTGACAGCCGTGCCTGTGATGGCCGCACCCAGGCCCGCCAGAGCGCCTGATGTCTGGTGGTTGGGGGTATGCAGGGAGGCGCCGACGATCGCGGCTCCAGCGCCCTGCAATGCGCCGCTGCTGTCATGAGGGACGGAGTGCGTGGCTGCACCGGCCACAGCAGATCCGGCGCCAGCCAGCGTGCCACTGGTCTGGTGGTTCGGTGTGTGGACGGCGGCACCGGCAACAGCCGCGCCAGCACCGATGATCGACCCGGTGGTCTGGTGGTTGGGCGTGTGGACAGACGCACCAGCCACCGTCGATGCGCCGCCAGACAGCGTGCCCGTGGTGTCGTGCTGGCCAGGGGCGGCGTGTGACGCCGAGCCACTTGTCGCGGCGCCCTGGCCGATCAGCGCACCGGTCGAGCTGAAGCTGTGGAACCTGGTGCTGGATCCAGCCAGCGCAGCGCCAGTGCCAGCCAGAGATCCAGACGTCGAGAACGCATGGAACCTGGTCGCCGTGCCGGCCATTGCCGAGCCAGAACCGGACAGAGCCCCTGCCGTGCTGAACGCATGGAACCTGGTGCTGGATCCAGCCAGCGCAGCGCTGCCTCCGGCCAAGGCGCCAGTGGTGTCGAAAGCGTGGAACCGAGATGCCGACCCGGTGACGATCGCTGCGGCACCGGCCAGGGCGCCTGTGGTCGCATGGGAGACGGCTGCGGTGGCGCGCGAGGCAGATCCCGCGATGACGCCGCCAGAGCCCGCGAGAGCGCCGGCAGAGCTAAAGGCGTGGAACCGAGCTGCCGACCCGGCAACGGTTGATGCAGATCCAGTCAGGGCGCCCGTGGTCGAATGCGTGACCGGGCCAGTGATCCTGGCTGCAGATCCAACGATTGACGCGCCAGCAGTGGTGAGCGCACCAGCCGTGCTGAACGCATGGAACCGGGTGGCCGTGCCTGACGTGGCCGCACCGATGCCGGCCAGGACACCAGACGACGCGAAGGAGTGGAACCGGGCAGCACTGCCAGCCACCGCTGCGCCGCCGCCGGCAAGGGCGCCACTGGTGGCGAACGCATGGAAGCGTGAAGCCGTGCCGGCCAGGGTCGAGCTGGTGCCGGTCAGCGCACCGGTCGACGTGTGCCGCGCAGCATGGTTGGATGTGCCTGCTGTGGTCGACCCAGCACCAGCAAGCACGCCGGACGTCGAGAACGAATGGAACCTGGCGGCACTGCCGACGGTGACAGCCGCACCGCCAGACAGCGCACCTGATGTTGCATGCGTGGCGGCCGTGACAGCAGGGGTGATCTGCAGCCACGTCAACCGCGCCTGGTTCGGAACAGCAGTCCAAGTCGTGAGACCCAGGACCCCGTCAACTGGCTGCGCTGTCGCCGCTCTCGCAGCAGCGAATGATTGCTGGTTTACGCCATCGACAAGTGCGGATGCTCCTGGGGTCGCTGGAGTTGCGAACCCATCGAGCAGAACAACGCCGTCGACAAGCGTAAACGCCATGTCAGCTCAGCTTAGTTCCACTCTTTCCAGGCACCGTTGATGATGAGCTTTCTGTTGGCCGTCGTCACCGCTAGGGACGACCACCAGACCAGCCCTTCACCAGGAGCCAGGACGATTTCATCGTCATCGGACTGCGGATTCCACTCATCAGACTGCGCTGACCAGTGGCCTGCGCCGCCAGTTACCAGATCCATTGTTTGCCCGATGAAGACGTACACGACCGCACCCAACGTGACCGTCAGGCCGGTCATAGCGAGAGACATCAGACCTTGGGGGGCAGCGTCTGCGGTCTTGCGCTTTGCCGCCGCAATGGTCGCCGCACTCAGAGTACCGGTGAATGTGATCCGGTTGATCTGGATGATCGGGGCGATCAGGTCAACGGCCAGCGTGGTGCTGAAATTTTGCTTCAGCGTCGTGCGGTCCAGGCTGATGCTGACCGTCGAGGCTGTTGGATTGATGAGGTACAGGAACCCGGTAGACGTGCCCGTGTGAACGGCAATCGGGATAGCCTGTGCACCCGAACTGAACTTGTAGTTCCCCGTGGTGCTGCGTTCGCTCGACGGGATGAAATAGTATTCCTCGACCGTATTAGCGCCGACAACAGATTCTTTGACGCGCAGCTTCTTCCCGGTATTGCCGGTGTCGAGCGGGAGGATGATTACTTGGTCTGTTTTTGCTGCCATGATTACGCCTGTATTTCGATTTTGAGCCGGGTGGCCGTAGAAGAAATCGTCACGGGTAGGTCATACTGCACGATGATGCTGGTGACGGCCTGCCAGCCAGTCGTTCCCAGAACCGCATTGGTGTCATCGAGCAGGCTGAATTTGAACTGCCCGCTAGATGCGAACCCGACAAGGTATTCGCTGGTAAAACTGATCGTGTGATTCCCAGGTGAGCGAGGGATGTCCAACGTGACAATCGAGCCAGTTACCCCATACGCGGCCTCGATGTAGCTCGCGTCGTTGCGGGTAACTTCATTGATGCTGGCCGACAGTGATGACCCAGTGAACGACCAGCCTACGACAGAGACATCAGCACTGGGGCGGGAGGTTGTGCTGACGGTCCCAGCAATACCAGTGTACCTGCGGGGAGGTGGATTGAATATCTGCCACGGGTTTCTGGAAAACTCTGCAACTTCGGCTGCAGACCATGCTCTTTCGACAACACCAGCCAAATATATCCTGCCATTCCAAGCACCCCACCCGGCTGAGCTTTGGATATCAAATGGTGAAATGGGCGCATAAAATCCAGTTGCACCAGTAAGAGCCAAAGTATTATTCAACACACCATCAGAATAAGAACTTATAGTTGAAATAGTATTTGTTCCTACCCATAACACTGGAGACAAATATCCACTTGATGAAAACGCTACTGATTTCACCCCTGTAACACCAGGCATCGCCACAAAATATGCTGTAGTTCCTGTAGAAATACCACCTGCGGAATGGTATATAAAACCAGTGTCTTGGTCGTAAATGAGTGGACCGTCAGTAGCAGTGCTAGGTTGGTCAAAAGACTCAAACAACATGAATAATGTTTGGCCTGGGGCCGTACTTGGAAACATGTATCCAGACGTCGAAAATGCGTTGTTTTGTATACCTCCGATAAGTTGTCCGGATGTTGTAAATCCAATACCTTTGCTTCCAGCGGTTATTTTCACACCATTATTGAGTTGTGTAAATTTACCGCCATGCACATATCCAACTGCTCGATCTGGAGTCCAAACCTCTCCAACCCCTTTCATTAGGGGGTGGGTAGTATCCAGCGTTGTTCCTACCGGTTGCCTCGTACTTCTCACCGACTGACGAAAACTCATCAGCCGAAAGTCTCTGTTCTGTACTGCCCACCCTGCCCAGATGCAGCTAACGCAACACCACAGTCATTCATCAAATAAGGCTCAACTTTCTGAGGCAAGGCCCCTGAGAAAAGTGGAGAAACAGCAAATGAAATAGAACGTACTGCGGTGGTATCAGGAAGGCTGACATACCCAAGAAATCGAGAATTAACGGCTTGAGTACTGCTTGGTGCGGCACTGAAATTAGTGCCGTCTAGGCTTGACCTGACGTAGAGCAAAGCCTGCTTATTTCCTGACGTCGCCGCACTGGCCTGGAGACTGACCTCGATCAAGCATTCATGCGGCGGCGCGGCGGTGAAGTCGATCACCCCCAGGCTCACATATGCACCGTTTGCTAGGCTGTTCGCATTGCCTGTCAGGGCGGTGATGGTGCCAAGTGCGTTTGCCATATCAGCCCCCGTTCAGCGCCAGCGACACTGCGCTGACAGGCACCGGATCGGCGGTCAGGGCCATGCCCTTCAAGTTCCCCGCCTCGGTTGTCGTGATGACCCCGACCGATGCGAAATAGTCGAGCATGCCCCTCAAGGTGGCGTCCCCGAAGTCCAGGCCGTTGGATGCCAGGAACGCAAGCTGGCGGCGCAGCAG